TGGACCTAATTTATTCTTTCCAAACTACGATACTTTTAATACCGTATCCAAAGAAAGAGCGGAACAGATTGGATATGCAATTTTCCAGCAGATAATGGATAAAAAGTATGAGGATTACTACGAGCACCCAATATATCCAAAAGGACCTCCGAAATCAGTTTCAACATTTCCTGCTGGCGTTATAGATAATACATCCAATGAAAAAGATTTAGCAGGTGCTGAAGCATACGATGAATGGTACACTCATGTCACTCGCTCTATGGGACTGGTAGGATACCAGCTAGTTAAAGATTTTGATAAATCGTTTAAGGATTTGGCAATTAAAGATGCTGATAATATGAAAAAAGATGCTGCATCTGAAAAAATAAAAGATACTGTTGTAGAAAGTGGTATGGGTTTAGCAATGGGTTATCCATCAAAAGAGCAACTCCTTCAAATGAAAAAAGAAAGAGATGAGTTGAGAAAAAAAATGGATAAGGAAAGTGAATACTACCAAGCAGTAGAGGAAGATATTACTATACCATTAAATGTTGGTGATACGGTTTTGGGTGGCAAGTTTAAGAATAAAAAAATTGTGGTTAAGGATATAAGTAAAAACGAAAAGGGAGAAGTGACAGTAAATGGAAAACCCCTATTAAAATACAGATTGATTGATGAGGCATACAATGAAGTAATTGCTGAATTAATGAAAGACCCACAATTTGAAGGATTGTTGAGTGAAATACCAATGGCGGATTTGCAACAACTTGACAAATTTGCAGATAAACAATTAGATCCAGTTGATGTTGTATTAACTGGAAAACATTTTTTAGAAAGATTAGTTGATCCACGAAATAAGAAACCAATATCAGCCGCAGAACTTACTGGATTTTTTAAGAGATTGGCAAGAAAAAAGAATGAGTTTGTGGAGTTTCTTAAAAAATATGGTGAGATAGTTGCAAAAGATAACCGAACTAAAATCAACATTCCATTTATGCAACAGGCTAATAAGGCGATTGCAAAAACAATAATGAGAAAGGATGATTTTAAGACTCCATCACCTGAATTAAAGTTTGAAGACATAACTGAAGATACTATAAAATACTTATCCAAATCATTGGGTATGAGTAGAAAAGATATGCCACAAATTAGTTCCAAGCACATAGGAGATTTTGTGAAGTACCTAAACGATAAGGGAGTATCAGTATCACCATCAGTAATTGATGTATCTAAAATTGGAATGACCCAAAAGGATATAAATGTGGATAAGGTAAAGGATTTATTGGGAGTTGAGAAATCAAACTTAGCAAAACCTGTAATCATATCAAACGATGGATATATTTTAGATGGTCATCACAGAGTTGCGGCATTGTATAATGTGGATAAAAACTTTAAGTTAAAAACTATAAAAGTAGATCTAGGTATTAAAGATTTATTGAAAGCTGCGGGTGAGTTTCCAAAGGTATCATATAAGGGAATAGAAGAATATGTTGGATTTAAGACAACTCATATTAAACCTGCTCCACCTATGAAGGGATTGGATGATCCTGATGATAATTGGAAAGATGTAAAAGAAGGATTGATTACAGAAGGTGGAGCGTATGGTCATATGAACCACCCGTTTGATACCGATATTAACTTAACTTTTGGGCAACTAAAAGATATTGTTAAAAAGGCATTGAATGGTGAATTGGAATTGACGAGAGAAAAAACTGATGGGCAAGCATTAGCAGTTAGCTGGGTAAATGGTAGATTGGTAGCAGCTAGGAATAAATCACACTTAAAGGATAGAGGTAAGGATGCAATGGATATAAACGCAGTTGCTGCTAAGTTTGGTGGTAGAGGTGGATTAACCGATGCATACAACTTTGCGATGAAAGACCTTTCTGTTGCGATTGATAAATTATCACAGAAACAAAAAGATAAAATATTTGGTGGTGGTTCTAAGTTTATGAACTTGGAAGTTATATACCCATCATCAGTAAATGTTATACCATACGGACAGGCATTATTAGTATTCCACGGTACATTTGAGTACGATGAAGCTGGTAATATCATAGGTGAGGACCAGAGTGCGGGTAAGATATTGGCGGGTATGATTAAACAGATAAATCAAAATGTTCAATCCAAATATACCATACAAGGACCTCCTGTTGTAAAACTACCAAAGAATAAAGAATTGAGTAAATCCCAACCTAAATACCTTGCTATGATTTCTAAATTGCAAAGTGAGTTTGGATTAAAAGATAATCAAGGAGTAGCGGAATATCACCAAAAATGGTGGGAGCAGTTTATAGATAAAAAAGCAAAAGAATTAGATGCTCAACAAAAAATTGGATTAGTTAAGAGATGGGCATTTGGGGATAAAGGATTTAGATTGAAAGATATCGAAGATGAAACTATCCGTAGTTGGGCAGAAGGTATTGATAAAACTGATCACTCTAAAATAAGTAAAGATAACTTAATGAAGTTTGAGAGAATATTTTTAGGAGTGGGAGCAGAAGTTTTATCATTTATGAGTTCAGTTCTAACTGTAAATCCAGATAAAGCAAAGAGAGCAATGGTTGATAGGTTAGAACAAACTATCAAAGATGTTGAAGCAAAGGGTGATGAGAAACAGGTACAAAAATTGAAATTGGAATTACAAAGATTGCAAGATTTAGGGGGAGTTGATAAGATTGTTCCTAGTGAAGGTATTGTATTTGTTTATGGTGGAAATACAATGAAGTTAACTGGGGCATTCGCTCCTCTTAACCAACTATTGGGAATATTTTTTGATGGTAAGTAAAATATCTAAAATCTAATTTATATATATTTATATATAAACGGAATAACTAAATTATATGACTAAGGAGTTTCACTATATCTATAAATTAACCAATATACATACTGGTGAATTTTACTATGGTAGTAGAACTTGCAAATGTAATCCAAGCGATGATATATATATGGGTTCTATGAAAATATGGAAACCCAATAAAGCCGATATTATAAAAGAAATAATTTTATCAAATTTTAATAGTAGAGAAGATGCTCTTAAAGCTGAGAGTATTTTAATAAATGAAAACATAAATCACCCATTAAATCGTAATTATTCATCACCAGATGGTAAATTTATACGATTAGGCCCGCCAGTGAATAAAGGAAAGAAAAATCCAAATCATAGTAAGCGAATGAGTGGTAAAAATAATCCAAATTTTGGTAAAAAACTATCATTAGAAATTCGCAACAAAATCAGTAAATCACATATTGGTAAAGTATTTAGTGAAGAAACAAAAACTAAAATGCGAAAACCAAAAAGTGAAGAACATAAACAAAAATTGAGACAAGCTAAATTAGGTAAAATAAGAGGTCCATATAAAAAAAATAAAATTAGTTATGAGTAATAATAAAAGTTTTCAACGAAAATTCATGCATCCAACTCGTAGAAAGTTGGTAGATATGGTTTTGTATGGTAAAGAATACGAAAATGATGCTAGAATAGGTTATGATAGTGGTGAGGGTTCTAAGAGAAGAGAAGTTGGTGAAGTTTGGACAGATGGTGATGGTATAACTTGGGAGCAACACTCATACGGAAGGGTTCAGCAATCAGACCTAACCGATACAATGAAGGAAGTTCGGAGTTGGTTACAACAACAAAAAGAATGTAAAAATGAAACCTGTTCCAAAAGTAAATACGGATACACTGATAAAAAGTTAATTAAAAAGACTGGATATTGTGTTGATTGCCTAGTTGATAGAGAGGCGATAATTAAAGGAGATGGATTGTGGATAGAGTATTCCCAATACCGAATGGCTCAAAATATGATTTCACATGGAAACGAAGTCCTATTACAATTAGATCAAGCATTGAGAGATGTAAAGGAAGAATACGAAATTGTAAATGAGGATGGTAGTATTGAAAAATGGAAAATGGAAAAAAGTGTGGATGAAATTAAAGGTGAAATAAATGCCGATATAAGTAAAATACAGGATGAATTAAAAGATATTATTTCAATTAGAGATGTAGCTTGGGAAAAACTAAAGGATAAGAATTACGATTTAGTATCTCCTCCAATTGTGTAAAGTATGAGTATCCAAAAAAAATCATTAAAGGAAATTGTAGCGGAAGAATACATAAAGTGTTCAAAAGATCCTATACATTTCATGCGAAAGTATTGTATGATACAACACCCTACTAGGGGTAAAATATCTTTTCAATTATTTCCATTTCAAGAGAAAACTCTAACAGAGTTTAAGAATAACCGATTTAACATTGTGCTAAAATCACGACAGACGGGTATATCAACTCTTTCTGCTGGATTTTCTTTGTGGAAAATGTTATTTAACTCGGACTTTAATGTGTTGGTTATTGCTACAAAGCAGGAAGTTGCTAAAAACCTTGTAACCAAAGTAAGGGTAATGCATGAACTTCTACCAACTTGGTTAAAAGGTGGAAGTTTGGAAGATAATAAACTTTCCCTACGATTAAAGAATGGTTCCCAAATTAAAGCAATTGCTTCTTCACCAGATGCTGGACGTTCTGAAGCACTATCCCTACTAATATTTGATGAGGCTGCATTCATTGATGATATTGATGAGATTTGGGCATCTGCACAATCAACCTTATCTACTGGTGGTAGTTGTATTGCATTATCTACTCCAAATGGTGTGGGTAATTGGTTTCACAAAACTTGGGTAGGTGCGGAAGAAATGACAAATCCATTCACTCCAATTTCACTTCATTGGACGGTTCATCCTGAAAGAGACCAAACTTGGAGAGATGAGCAAACAAAACTTTTAGGTCCTAAAATATCTGCACAAGAATGTGATTGTGACTTTATATCATCAGGTGATACCGTAATTGATCCTGAAACACTTATGTTCTATAAAGAAACATATTGTAAAGAACCTATTGAAAAGGCATATATTGATGGGAACTTATGGAAATGGGAATATGCGGATTTCAATAAAGCATATATGGTAGTAGCTGACGTGGCAAGAGGTGATGGTAGTGACTTTTCAACTGCTCATGTGATAGATATAGATGCCGCGGTTCAAGTGGCAGAATATAGAGGTAAATTGGAAACAAGAGATTTTGGAAACTTTTTAGTATCACTATCTACAGAGTATAATGATGCTCTCCTAATAATTGAAAACGCAAATATTGGTTGGGCAGTAATTCAACAGGTAATAGATAGAGGGTATAAAAACTTATTCTATATGAGTAAGGACTTGAAGTATGTTGATGTTGAGCATCAGATGACTAATAGATACAGAGCAGAAGAGAGAGGATTGGTTGCAGGATTTTCAACTACATCAAAAACACGCCCTTTGATTATATCTAAATTAGATGAATATTTTAGAGAAAAAGCAATTACGGTTCGTTCAATAAGATTGATAGATGAGTTATTTACTTTTATATTCATAAATGGTAGAGCAGAAGCAATGAGAGGTTATAATGATGACTTAGTGATGGCATTTGGAATTGGATTGTGGGTTAGAGATACTGCATTGAGATTAAGACAACAAGGTGTTAATTTAACTAAACAGGCATTAGGAGGTATTGGATCAAACACTTCTATATACGATGGAATGTATGGTGGGGTTGAGATAGATGAGAACCCTTGGAAAATGAAAGTGGGGGATGGTATTGAAGATTTAACGAAATGGTTGTAGTTTTAAGTTTTTTTATATTTATAGTATAACCTAAATAATTATGAGATTACTTACTGAAAATAAAAAGGTTCATATAAGTGAAGGATTGAATTGGCATATAACTAATAAAACTCCTTTGTATGAAAATGTATATAGATTTGGTAGTAAAAACTATTTCCGTCTTTTTAACGAAGCGAGAAACTTGTATAATAAAGGGTTATTAGAAATAAGTTCTTCAACTGATAGATGGTTAATGAAAACCGATATTGGAAAGTTGGGTTTATACGAAGGTAAATTGGTAATGTTAGATATACCAATACGGATAACCGAAGCTGAATATCAAGGTAAAGATGTTGAACTAAATAAACCCAAAAGAAGTTCAGGTCCAAAGAAATACAAAGTGTATGTAAACAACGATAAGGGAAATGTAGTGAAAGTAAACTTTGGGGATGTTAAAGGAGGATTGACGGCAAAGATAGATGACCCGGAAGCTAGAAAGGAGTTTGCAAATAGACACGATTGTAAAAGTAAAAAAGATAAAACTAAAGCAGGTTATTGGAGTTGTAATCTCCCACGCTATTGGAAAGCATTGGGTGGTAGTGATAATATGAATACTTATTGGTAATGAAAGCGTATACTGAAAGTATAAAAAGTGAATATATAGTAAGAGAGTTCGATGCTAATATAGATGTTAATGAATTAGTTTGGCATAGAGATAAAAAGGATAGAGTAGTTGAAGTGGTAAGTGGAAAAGGTTGGAAGTTTCAATTGGATAATCATTTACCAGTAGAATTAAAAGAGGGAATGGTATTAAAGATACCTAAAGAGACGTTCCATAGAATAGGTAAAGGGGATACGAAATTGGTTATAAAAATTAAAGAATAAAAAAAATGGCAGAACAAACTGATAGAAACTTTTTTGGTAGGTTAAAGAAATTATTTTCAACAACTGCAATTGTAAGGATTGATAAGGAAGGTAACCGAAAGGTTGTGGATGTTGAAGAACGTCAAACAAACACAAACCTTTTACAATTAAAAGATAGATATACTAAACTACAACGCTCTTTTTATGAAACTCATGCAGGTGCTCAATCTATGGCATACCATCAAGTTCGTAGGGAATTGTTTAGGGATTATGATGCGATGGATAATGACCCAATCATTGCTTCTGCGTTGGATATCTATGCGGATGAGAGTACAACTAAGAATGAGTTTGGTGATGTATTACAAATCCGTTCATCAAATGAAAATGTAAGAGAAATACTACACAACTTATTTTATGATATAATGAATGTGGAGTTTAACCTATGGCCTTGGACACGAAACTTGGTAAAGTATGGTGACTTCTTTTTGGGATTGGAAATCGCAGAAGGTAAAGGTGTTATAAATGTAATACCACAATCAGTATACTATAGTGAAAGAGTTGAAGGGGGAGACCCTAACAATGCAAACTCTGTAAAGTTTAAGGTAGAGCAAGATAGAACGGGTAAGCTTGAATGGGAGAACTATGAAATGGCACACTTCCGTTTATTATCTGATACTAACTTCTTACCATACGGTAAATCTATGATTGAAAGTGGTAGAAGGATTTGGAAACAATTATCTCTAATGGAAGATGCAATGCTAATTCATAGAATTATGAGAGCACCTGAAAAGAGGGTATTTAAGATTGATATCGGTAACATACCACCGCAAGAAGTAGATAACTATATGCAGAAGATTGTGAACAAAATGAAAAAAATACCTTTTGTAAATAAAGATACTGGCGATTATAACTTAAAATATAATATCCAAAATCTAACAGAGGATTTTTATTTGCCTGTTCGAGGTGGAGATAGTGGAACATCCATAGAAAACCTAACAGGATTAGAATATGCAGCAACAGAAGATATTGAGTTTTTACAGAAAAAATTATTTGCTGCATTAAGGGTTCCAAAAGCGTATCTTTCCTATGATGAAAATATAAATGGTAAAGCTACTCTCGCTGCGGAAGATGTACGATTTGCTAGAACGATTGAAAGAATACAGAGAACAATAGTTAGTGAATTGACCAAAATTGCAATAGTTCACTTAGCCGCACAAGGAATTGACGATGCTGAAATGGTAAACTTTGATTTATCTTTGACAAACGCTTCTACAATTTATGAGCAAGAAAAAGTAAACCTCTGGTCTGAAAAGGTAAGATTAGCAACTGATATGGCGGCATTAAAGATGCTATCTAAAGATTGGATTTATTCTAACTTATTCAATTTAAGTGATGATGATAGAGATATAGAGAGAGGTAAAATAATAAATGACTTGAAGGATACATTCCGTTACAATTCTATTGAGAATGAGGGTAACGATCCAGCTGCTCAACCTGAACCAACAAAGGTAGAGGATGAGCTGGAAGAGTTGAAAAGGGAAATTTCAAACAGAGGATCTGGAGGGGCTGAAGGTGGTAGACCTAGAGAAGGCAATACCTATGGTAAGGATAAGCACCCGTATGGTAGAGACCCGTTAGGTGATAAAGAAAACCACTTAGCAAGAAAGAGAGAAAACTACAATGGAGTAAGTAATAAAAAAATAGCACGTGAATATATAAATGGAATTTCATCAAAAAAGAAAATAATTACAGAAAAAAGTAACCTTTTAGATGAAAAAAATTTGTTAGATGATGATAAAATTTAACAAACATAAAAATTATTATATTTATATGTGTTATATAGAATTCTAAAACAAAATATAGGGTAATTAAATGAAAAGAATTAAGCACTCAAAAGTGAAGAACACCGGAGTGTTATTTGAATTATTAGTAAGACAGATAACATTAGAGGTTCTAAACGGAGATAAAACGGAAAATGCAAAGAAAATTGTTAAAGAATTCTTTGCACCAGGAAAAGAGTTAAATAACGAATTACGTCTTTATGAATTATTATTAAAGGAAAAGTATAGCTCCGAAGTTAGAGCTGAAAAGTTTGTTGATACTGTATGTGAAGCATACAATAAGTTAAATGTTAATAAACTAAATAAAGAAAAATACAATTTAATAAAATCAATTAAAGAAAATTTTGACGTAGAACAATTTCTTTCTTCCCCTATAAGTAATTACAAAGTTCTTGCTTCAATATACAAAGTATTTGAGTCAAAGAAATTACAAAATTACGATGTAAAAGATGTATTTAATTCTAAGATTAGTATCATAGAAAACATAACATCAAAACCATCTATGAAAAAATCTAATGAGAGTGATGAAGCGGCTGCATTAGTTGAAATGTATAAGAAGCAAGATAAGGACATTCGTTTGTTGACTTACAAAATCCTTATAGAAACTTTTAATAAGAAGTACACAAATTTAGATGTAAAACAAAAAGAAATATTAAGAGAGTATATAAACAATATTAACAATACTTCTAAATTTAAGGATTATTTTTCAGTAGAACTAAAAAAATCTATAAACGAATTAACCAATTTGAATAGCAAAATCTGCGATGCCGTTACTAATATAAAATTAAACGAAACCATTTCAGTACTAAAATCTCAAAAAATTGGAAAAAGTGTAAGTGATGAACAAGTTTCAGTACTAATGCTATCTAAAGAGTTAGTTAAAGAACTAAAATCAAAACTAAAATGAACTCAGCTAAGTTAAAGGAAATCATACGAACTATAATTGGTGAAATCCAGAGTGAAGAAGAAATTGAAGAGGTTTCAACTACCGGCAGTGTATCTGGATATAATACTCCAAAAGCATTCGGTAAAGCTGGTGATGAAAAGGAAAAAGCTAAACGAATGGCTAAATCTGCTGGATACTCTGTAGTACATGAAGTAACTAATAGATACCATCAATTAAGAAAAGAAGAGGCAACTCCAAATCAAAAAATTGGTGTTGGTATTCGTAATATGAGAAATCAATTGGAAGAAATTGAAAAATTCGTTGAATGGTATTCTAAAATAAAAACAGAAAGTGACTTGAATGGATCCGATTATTGGAAACGAACTCAAAAACACTTAAATGTTATTAGAGAAAGATTAAATAAAATCTCACAAAAAATACAAAACTTATCAGTATAATGAAATTATCTCAATTAAAAGAAGAAATACGAAACATAATTAGAGAAGTAAAATTAGAAGAAGGTTTTACCAATCCTAAAGTATCCAATCCAACTGAATTAGCTAAAATTGTGTTGGGTTGGTTTGATTTTTATACTGATTACATTGATGATGGTGGGCAGAGAAGAAGAGCAATACAAAAGAATGATAATACACTCGAATGGTTCGGTTCTCACCCAGTAGATGTTAAGCAGAAGGCTTATAAGATTATGTTATCTCAATCTAAAGATAAGGGACAAATTGAAAGAACCTTTGGTAAGCATCTAAAAGAAGTAGTAACCGAAGCAAAAAAATACGATATCGGTTCTGGATGGATGGGTAATGGTTTAACTATTTGGAACAGAGCTGAAGAAGAATATGGTGATTATAAGCAAATAGCACACATCAGTAAAGATGGAACATTAAAGATTTACGATAAGGCATTGCCAGCTGATATTAAGAAGATGTTTCAAATGTGGGCAGATACTATGAAAAAAGGTGACAGACCTGGTATATACTAACAATAAAATAAAAACAATACAGAAATGAATAAAGAAACTTTGAAAGAACTGGTAAAAAATATTTTGGGCGAAGAGGCTGAATATAAAGAATTTTTCAAAAAAGCATTAGATAAGGCTGGAAAATCTATACCTGATATGAGTGATGATGAGAAAAAAGCATTCTTCACTAAAATTGATACCGCATGGGATGGTAAGGGTGAGAAGAAAAACGAAGGAAACACTTTCGGTGCTGAAAGAGCTAAAGCTATTGCCAAAGGTGATGACTCATTTAAGGTTGATGGTAAAGCATTCAAAGTGACTGGAGTTGATGCGGAAGATAAAGAAAATGCTGAAAAGTTTTCTAACGAAAATACTGAATTGCCAGCAGCAACACTCCCATCTTCAATCAAATCAAAGTTAAGTATGGCTGTTGATAAAATTAAAGACTCTAAATTATCTTACAACCAAAAAGTTCAAGTAGTTGGACAGGTAATGGATGGTTTAGGTATTGATAAAAGTGAGTTCGCTAAAATGAGTTCAAAGTTAAAAGGTGCTATGGGTTCTTCAAACGAAGGAAATACTTTTGGTGCTGAAAGAGCTAAGGCAATTGCTAAAGGTGATGACTCGTTTAAGGTTGATGGAAAACCTTTCAAAGTGACTGGTGTTGATGCGGAAGATAAGGAAAATGCTGAAAAGTTTGCTAACGAAAACATTGTAAACGAAGAAAAATATACTGTAATTGACCCAAAGGGTAATCAAATGGGAGCTAGTGATAAGATGCAAGCTACAATGATTGCTAAGAAAAAAGGTGGTGAGAAAGCTGGATACTTTGTAGTTTCTAATAAAAACGCATTGAAAGCTAGAAGAGCATTGGAAAAGTTTAAGGGAGATTTCACAAATCCAAAACTTAAAGATATGATGGCTGACCTTTTCTATGAGTCAGTAGAAGAAGCAACTACATCATCTGAACCTGGAGAATGGGTAGCATATTTATCAATGACAAGAGGTAAAAAGTTATTAAACACTTTTAATACTGCTAGAGGTGCTAAGCAGTTTTTAAGTAAAAATGTAGATAAATTATTGTATGGTGCTAATGTTGAGAGTGTGGGTATAATGAGTAAAAAGCAGTGGGATGAGAGAGAAGCCAAATACGCAATAGAAGGTGTAAACGAAGCTGTTGATGTTAAAGCTGGGGGATATCGTCTTGTATCAAAACCAAATGAAGGAATTAAACTATATTATGGTGGTAAAGTAATTGCAACCGGATTTTATGATATGGATGATTGGTATTTTTGGATGAAGCATTCTAGTTGGGGAGGAGATATGGGATTTAATAATCCTAAAGAGATAATCAACTATTTTAGAGCAAAAAAGATTACAACCGAGTCAGTAAACGAAGCAGCAAAACCAACTATTAAAGTTGTAAATAAACTTAAAAATGAAGAAGGTATCCAGATAGTAGTAACTAAAACTACTGATGGTGATACAATGTATGGTGGGTTTGTAGTTCGTGGTAAACTTCAAAAAGTTATTCCAGTTGGTGCAAATAGTTCTAAAGAAGGTGTTAAAAAGAGAGCATTACAGATTTGGGACGAATTTGGAAAACAATTGGGTGAGAAAATAAATGAGGATAAAATTGACTGGGCAGATTTTTACAAAATGGCTAAAGATACTTCAGGATACAATCCTAATTTTGAAAAAAAATATGGAAAGGTATTGAGTAGACCTCATGTTGCAGATGCAGTAAAAACAGCAAAAGATTTCAAATCGTTTATGAAATTTATACAAAAATTTGAAAACATAAACGAAGGAAACGCTTTTGGAATGGCGGTAACTGCGGCTAAAAAAGAAGGATTGAAAGAGTTTGAGTTTAACGGAAAAATGTATAAAGTTAAGCAAGGTTCTTATGAGAAAAACGAAGCCGCTAAAAAGCCAGTAGTTTTATCTGGATTTACTTTAGTGCCTGAAAAGAAAAAATAAGTTATAGCTAAATAATATTTATTTATTATGTGTAATTGGAAACTTCACCATATAACTACCTAGCATTTAAGTTAGTATTAAATAATTCTATAATAGAAAACTTTATTATAGATAACAATATTGACATTTTAGCTTTTGTAGCCTATATTAGGAAATCAAATGATGTAGAGACCAGATTTATAAAAAATACAATAAACAATAAAAATGATATTTATTATAAAGAAATTTTGATAAATAGATTTAGAAAAACTAAATAAATAAAAATGAATAAGGGATTATTAATAGAAACTCAATTATTTGAAGGCAAGGTTCAAGAAGATGCCAGTGGTAGAGTTTTGGTAAACGGAGTTTTACAGAGAGCTGGTGCAGAAAACCAAAATGGTAGAGTGTATCCTAAATCTATTCTTGAAAGAGAAGCTAAAAAGTATGAGCAACTAATTAAAGAAAGAAGAGCATTGGGGGAATTAGACCATCCAGACTCTTCAGTAATCAACTTAAAAAATGTATCACACAACATTAGAGAAATACATTGGGAAGGTGATGATTTAGTTGGAACTGTTGAAATACTCCCTACTCCATCTGGTAACATTCTAAAAGAGTTATTGAATGCCGGAATACTTTTGGGTATATCATCTAGAGGTATGGGTTCAACTAAACCTGTTGGAGGTAATAAGGTAGAAGTTCAAGAAGACTTTGAATTAGTTGGTTGGGATTTCGTATCTAACCCTTCAACTCATGGTGCATTTATGAGACCTATGAATGAGAGTGTGAGTAAAAAACTGCAAGAGCAGACGAATGTATGTGGCGATTATTGCAGAGCGCAAGACCTTATGAGAGAAATAATAACTGAAATTGGATAACAAAATGGCAAGAGAAGAATTTGATATATATAATTATGTTCATAAGAACAAATTTAACTTAAAAGTTGAAGAACCTGCTCATGCAACTAAAGTTGCTAAAGCATACAATGATATTCGTAAAACCAACATCAATGAAATTAAAATCGTTGATGGTAAGTTTTCATTATCCGAGTCATTAAGTTCTAATACAGATAGACCATTTGCAACTGAAGTTAAAAAGCACTTTTTAGAAATCATTTCTACATACACATCATTCCACGAACAAATGAAGAGAAACTCTGACATTGTGGAAACTGCTGATACATTAGGTGGTGTAATTGAGGCTGCTAAAACTCTCACATTGAAAGAAGCTGGTGATTGGTTTGATAAAGTAACGGTGAAGCGTAACATGAAAGAATTGGATAGGTTGGATGCATCATTTGATAAGGTAGCAAAAGAAGCCAGAGCATTAGACCAAAGATTACACGCACTTTACGAAGATATGGGTAACATTTTGGGAAGATACTACGAAATCTCAGACTTAGATCCTGCTGTAATGAGAGAGAGATTAGGATTAAAAGAAAAAGTTGAAGAGTCTGTATATAGTGTAGTTGTATCACAGAATGGTAGAAAGATTGGTAAGAAAACCACATCTAAATCTCAATTAAAAGAAACTGTTTCTAAATTAAAATCAAAATATACTAACTCTACTATTTCTATATTAAATGAAAGTGGTAAGGTTGTAAAAATTGTAAAATAATATAAAGATGATAAAATTAGGTGGGTTGATTAAAGAAGCATTGGGAAAGCCAGGACAACTAATCCCAAATCCTTATGCTAGAGCATTTGCTCCTATAAAAGAAGCAGATGAGGATCATGAAGTTAAAATGGCTCAAGGGCAGTTGGATTACATTATAAAAACCGCTAATGAATTAAAACAAAAGCTGGGAAATGCTGAAAAGAATATTCCAGGTTGGATACAGGATCATATAAGTAAAGCACATAGTTATTTACACCAATCCAATTCAGGTTATCACGAATACAATGGTGGTATGAACGAAGAGGCACCGTGTTGGAAAGGATATAAGCAAGTTGGTATGAAGGATAAAGGTGGTAGACAAGTTCCAAATTGTGTACCCAATGAGTCTGTAGTGAATGAGAGTGATTATAACTTCGGTTCTACGGAGTACACACTTAAAAATATGACTCCATCTCAAATACAGGATTTGGCATTAGCGTATCAACAAGCAAATATTACTAGAATAACTGGAAAAACTATGGATGGTAGAATTAGAGCTTCTAGGGATTTGGCTAGGTTAGTTGGTAAAAACCCAATAAAACCTGATGAAAAATCTAAAGAACCTGCTTTATTACTACAACTATATAAATCAAAACTTATTAGTTTGGATGATTATAAAAAATTATATAATGAATTATTGACTAAGTTGAAAAGCGTAAATGCAAAATATATATTAAAGTATGATCCAGCTGGTAGAAATGATAAAACACTTGATAAGGTGTTGGCAAAAGCAGCTGCTAAAGCAGATATGAGGCAAGATTTTAATTATAGGAGATAAATTAAAAAATTGAAAAGGTTTGGAAATCCAAACCTTTTTTCGTATATTTGTGGGTATGAATATAAAACCATTTTCCATATTAGATACGAGAACTAAAGAGTGGCAGGATAGAAAGCGATGGTGGATACGAACTCATAACATCCAGTCCGAATTAGGTAGAGAGGATACTCAATCCAATAGTAAGTTTTGGGAAACTGATGAAATATCTGTATCCATATTTGATGCTACCTTATGTGAGCTGATGTATAAGTGGTTTGTTCCAAAGGGTGGTAAGGTATTGGACCCATTTGCGGGTGGTAGTGTTAGAGGTATAGTTGCGGAGGAGAGTGGATACGAATACATCGGTATAGATATATCCATAACACAGATAGAAGCGAATAAATTACAATCTTCCAAACCAACCTATTTAGAGGGGGATAGTGAGGTTCTGTTGGAAACCCACATACCAAATGGTTCTGTTGATTTTGTCTTCACCTGCCCACCTTATTATGATTTAGAGGTATATTCCAATAATCCCAACGATTTATCCAATTTATCCGTAGAAGAGTTTGATATCAAATATCGTTCCATACTCAAAAAATCTGCGGATAAATTAAAAGATAACCGATTTTTTAGTGTAGTGGTAAGTGAAGTGAGGGAGCAATCCGTAACTGGAAATTACAAAATTGGAAAGTACAAAGGATTAGTTTGGAAAACGATACAATTTTTAGAGGAGTGTGGGTTATCATTCTATAACGATATGGTACTCTTTAATTCACAACACCAAGCATCTAGAGTAGTGGATACTTATTTTGAAAGAAACCGAAAGGTGGCATCGGTACATCAAAACATATTGGTATTTGTGAAAGGTAATCCTGATATAGCAACCGAAAACATAAAAAATGGTGATAATTTTGTATGTAGAGTAAATGGAACTCCCTATCGTTCATTTAGGGAAGCTGCAATCCATATAAATCCAAATGAGTTGGTAGCAACCGAAGTCCAAAGAAGGTGTCTATCTACCAAATCCAAATACAAAGAGTGGCAGATAATTGGTAAAGAAACCAAACCTGTAATACGATATGAGATTGATGGTATCCCATTTGAGTCACCATTACAAATAACAGATTTAATTGGTGGTGATATTACAGAAGGTCAAATAAGAGGTTGGATAAACTCAAATAATCCACAATGGAGACATTGGAGAGTGGTAGATGAAAGTAAGTGGGATATTACTTATGAGGAAATGGAAAACCTATGGGGAGGAGATATTCGGTTTGAGTTACCCATTATAGAGTGTGAAGGAAGGGAGTTCATTTCACAGAAAGATGCGGCAGAATACTTTGGTATAAGTGTTGAAAGGGTTAGGCAAAAACTGAAATCGGACAAATATACCGATTGGAAATATCTTTTTTAGAAACTAATATATTTATATCTATAAAATAAACAGATATAAGTATGCCAGCAACATCACAACAACAACAAAAACTTTTTGGATTAGCACTATCGGTGAAAAGGGGTGAAACTCCACGAAGTGAAGCCAGTGATGAAGTATTGAATATAGTAGATAATATGAGTGAAAAAGATATTAGAGATTTTGCAGCAACATCTCATAGTGGATTGCCTACAAAAGTAGAAAGTTTAATACGAAACTTAGTAAGAGAAACTTTTAGAAATGAGGTACTAAGTGAAGGAGAAGAGCAGTTAGATGAAAAACTAATTACATTCTCAAACAGAGCACCTTATGGACAGATTGTGTTTATAGCAGGTGGAGCTGGTAGTGGTAAAGGATTTGCAGTATCAAACTTTTTGGACTCATCTGGATTTAAGGTGAGAGATGTGGATGAGATGAAAAAGCAAATCCAAAAGTTAAACGCTATTGGTAAAATCTCAATCGATCAAATTATCCAACGATTTGGTAGAAATATCGCACCAAAGGATATGGATATTATAAAAAAGATACAGGCAGATGGATTTGAGTTGAAAACAATGAACTTAAAAAATCCAGATCATGTGTACGCATTACATATTCTCGTAGATGCTATGGGTATCAAAGATAAAACTTTGGAAAATATGTTAGCTGCAAAATCTAATCCAGAAACACTACCAAACATTATTTTTGATATTACTGCTAAAAAAGTAACTTCAATAACTGAAGTATTGCCAGCATTGGAAAGTGTAGGATATAAAGCTGAAAATATACACTTAGTTTGGGTTCTTACCGATTACAACATTGCAATCAAACAAAATGCGGAAAGAGAAAGAGTAGTTCCTGCTGATATTATGTTACAGACCCACGTTGGAGCTGGAAACACAATTTGGGGAATTGTAACTTCTGCATTACCAAAGGGTATGAATGGTAGAGTGGATGTGATATTGAACAATCAAGAAAACACTATATTCTACATCCAAAGAACAACTGATAAAAAGACTGGAAAGAAAAAACCTGTTGTATCTGGGTTCTTATCCTTACCTGTTAAAAAGCAGGGTGGTGGAATACTTCCAGAAAAAGTATGGAGAGATATACTTTATAAGTGGATTAAAGATAACGGTCCAGTAGAATTGACATCCAATATGTAATAATAAATGGGGAGTAATTACAACTCCCTATTTTTATTTCTAAAGAAAAAATTATATTTTTTATTGTTTTATAAAAAAGTATATACTTATTATTATAATAATCCATATTATATGGATTTGTTGGTTAATGAATACCCACCAATTTTTTATGTGAGGTCACCGAACAACCAATCCTTAACAATTTTTATTGTGGTTTTTTAATAACCATAGAAGAGACAAAACAAAGGATTAAACAATGTCTAAAAGTAAATTATTGAAAGAAGCTATTGCTGATGCCAAAGCGGTAAGAGAAACTGCTATTGCAAACGCTAAAATAGCATTGGAAGAAGCATTTACTCCACGATTACAAGCAGTCTTATCTAGAAAACTCCAAGCAGAAATGGAAGGAGAAGAAGAAGAGGCTGATTTGGGCGAAGAGTATGGTGCAGAAGATGTAGAAGCTACTGACTCATCTGAGTTAGGAGCTGGTGAGGGTGGTACAGGAAGTGGAACAACTGGAGCAGAGCCGGAAGGTGAAGCAACTTATGCTCACACTGAATTAGACCCTGAAACTGATGAGGAGACCGCAGCTCCTGGCGAAGAAGATGAAAATATGCCAGTTGCTGAAGGTGAAGAAGAATTCGATTTCGAAGATGAAATGGGTGGAGAAGAAGACGAAGATGAGATGGATTTGGAAGCTATCATTAGAGAATTAGAAGGTGAGATGGACGGTGAAGAAGAAATGCACGAAGAGGAGGAAGAATTCGCTGGTGCTGATGCAGCCGTAGCTCCTGAAGTGGACGAAAAAGAAGCTGAAATTGCTGAACTAAAAGCTAGATTAGCTGAATTAGAAGGTGAAGATGCTGAAGAAGTTCCTGCTGGAGAAGAAGAAATGGATTTCGATCAAGAAATCAATTTGGATGAGATCCTAAGAGAAATGGGATATGGTGATGATGAGGAAGTTACCGAAGAAGAGGAAGCAGATGCAGCTCACGCAGCTGAAATGGAAGCTGAATTGGAAGAGGCTTATAAGACTATCAAATCATTAAGAAGTACAATCAATGAAGTAAATCTTCTAAATGCAAAATTACTTTACACTAACAAATTGTTCAGAGGTTACAACCTTACAAACGAGCAAAAAGTAAAAGTAGTTGAGAACTTAGACAGAACTTCATCTGTAAGAGAAGTAAAATTGGTTTACGCTACACTTGCTGAAAGTATGAAGTTCACAGGTACAGAGAAAAAAGCATCTATTAAGAAGAGTATCACCGAAGGGTTAGCTTCTAAGAAGACTGCTTCAACTGCACCTAAGAAAGAAATTATCAGTGAAAGTGCCGATACAATGGCTAACAGATTTAAGAAATTAGCTGGTATCATTTAATAATAAATAAAAAACAAAACAAATAAAATGGCAAATTTTGATTTAACTAAATTAATGGAGGGTAAAAACCCACAGTCCGTAATGTTGGAACAAACAAGAGGATTGAAAAACAAATGGACTAAAACTGGTCTATTGGAAGGTTTGAAAGAAAGAGATCAGCATGCAATGTCTGTTCTCCTTGAAAACCAAGCTAAGCAATTATTGGATGAGGCAACTCAAACTGGTACTGCTGCTGGTTCTGAAGAGTGGAGTGGTGTTGCTCTACCTTTGGTAAGACGTATCTTTGGTGATATTGCATCAAAAGAATTCGTTTCCGTACAACCTATGAACTTACCATCTGGTCTTATTTTCTATCTAGACTTCAAATATGGTAATAGTGTAGCTGGAAGAACTGCTGATACTGAGTCATTGTTCGGTGGTAACGCAAGTGGTAAATTAGGATCTACTAACGTAGCTGCTAACGGTCTTTATGGCGAAGGAAGATATGGTTATTCAGTAAACGAAGACTCTGACTCAAACGTAACTTTCACTTCTGCTTCTTTATCTGGTATCTCTGGATGGGCTGAAGTTGGATACGATGGAGCACTTTCTGCATCTGTTGCAGCTGGTCAAATCTTTAGAATTACGGTAGCATCTTCTCAATTGACTCCAACTTTGGCTGGTTCAACTGTTGATGCTGAAGCTGTTCGTTCATTCGTAGTTTCTGGTTCTAATGTTATCTCTAACATTTCTCAGTTCCACGCTAAAGCTGGTTCTAACTTTGTATTCTATGTTTCTGGTTCTGCTGCAGCAACTGTTTCTGGTGTTAAGGTAACTTATTCTGTAGTTCCTGCTGATTACAACAGAGGTGACTTCGAAGATAAAGATCCTATCAACGGAACTTCTAACACTGGTCTTAACGCTGGTTCTGACCTTCAAATCCCAGAAATCGATTTGGAACTTCGTTCTGAAGCCATCGTTGCTAAGACTCGTAAGTTGAAGGCAGTATGGACTCCTGAATTGGCACAAGATTTGAATGCTTACCATTCAATCGATGCTGAAGCTGAATTGACTTCTATGTTATCTGACTACATCTCTTTGGAAATCGATTTGGAAATCCTTGATATGTTGAAGGCTAACGCTTTAACAACTGATTACTGGTCCGCAACCGTTGGTGAGGAATTGGTAAATGGTACTTGGGTAGCTGGAACAAACGCTTTGGCTTACCAGAAGAACACTTGGTTCCAAACTTTGGGTGTTAAATTGAACAAGGTATCTAACAAAATCCATCAGTTAACTCTTAGAGGTGGTGCTAACTTTATCGTTGCTTCTCCTGATGTATGTACTATTTTGGAATCAATTCCTGGTTTCGTAGTAGATGCTGAGAAGGACTCTATGAAGTTCGCTGCTGGTGTAACTCAAGTTGGTTCTTTGGCTTCTAGATACACTGTATATAAGAACCCTTATATGACTTCTAACGAAATCCTATTGGGTTACAGAGGAAATAACTTCCTTGAGACTGGTGCTGTTTACGCTCCTTATGTACCATTGATTATGACTCCTTTGGTGTA